AAAAGATTGCCAATTAAGAGCTACATCTCTTCGCATCGGTGGAAGAGTTACACTAGCTTCCCAGAAGACACCATCAAATTCTTGGGTTCTTATTTTTCCTGTATAGGGTGATGCTACAGCACCTATTGCTCTGACTAACCTAAAATTACTTCTAACAAAATTAGGTGTAGTTGGCATTGTTATTAGTTTAGCCACCGATCAAACTCCTCCTAAATGAGCCACCCCTCATAGCAGATTCTTGCACAGCACCTTTGGTTACTTCTGCTATTTGAGGAAGCATTGACATAACCTCTGCTCTCACTGTAGGAACTACACCTGTTGCAAAGTTTATATTTTGGTTAATAACAGTTGTAGCACCACTCATAGCTTTTTTTGTATTCATGTTATTTAATAATGTCCCACCTGAATGTGGTATGAAAAGTTCTGCTCCACGTTCTCCTACAATACTTGGCATACCTCTTTGCATCGTTCCACCACTTGCATTTCCCATTCTTTGAAAAATATTAGGTCTTGGCGGTCCTACAAGATTTGGATCACGAAACATGCCTGTACCAACTTGTCCTTGAAAGCTTGGAAATATAGCAGCAAGTATTCTATTAACCACTTCCAATTGTAAAAATATAGTTATTATTTGATTTACTATATTGCCTGCAAAATCTCTAAAACTTTCTAACGCATCTTGACCATTCATAAGGGAATCAACAAAATCTTGTGTAAATGCATTTGCAGCATCTGTAATTGTTTGTTGAAGCTCATCTGAAAAGGATGTTGTTTCTCTTATCTCTGCACCAATAGTTTCAAGCTCATCATTGATAGCATCTGTTTGAAAAATTTCATTTACTTCTGCAAGGAACTCATCAACTGTTCCTACACCTAATAATGCCCTTACAATTTGTTCTCTTCTTTTTTCAACCTCTGCATCATTAACAACAAAAAATTGATCTCCTGCTCTTGTGATAGTTCTTCCGATTGAGTTTGGATCAGCATCTATTGCTTGTGCAATCTCAATCTTCAATTGTAAATCAACAGTTTTATTTATAATATCTCTTAAAGCCTTCATCTCATTATCAATTAAGTCTTGGACTGTTCTTCTTGAACTTTGTACTTGTTTTTTAAGTTGTTCAAAAAGTTTGAAATCAGTCATTTCAGATGCAGTGAATAATGTTTTGAAATCAGCACCAGTTTTTATTAAAGATAATAAATCAGTATCTAAGCCTAAAACATCATCAGCACCACCACGAACTGCTTTAGCAAAATCAGAAAAAGATTCAATATTATCATTAAATATATCTTTGAGTTTTAAAGATGGTGTCATAAGTTTTATCAATGCAGTAATAAGAATTAAAACTGCATCAACAGTCATAAAAATTATTGTTACTACATTTGTTATAGCACCTATTAAGAAACCAATAACTTGACCAAGTGGTCGTAATGTTTCAATCAGACTAGCTGTTGCTTTAGCAAGACCAATAAAAGCTGGTCTTAGACCAAGACCACCAACACCATCACCTATGGAAACATTAAATTCAGATATTTGATCTTTTAAATTAGATATTGCACCAGATAAAGTGTTAAATCTTTCTTCTATTGCAGTGGGAAATTTTTCTCTTCCAATGGAACGTAAGAACTCAGTTATTGCTGCACCACTCCTTTCTATAGTCTTAGTAGTTCCGTCAAAAGTTACTGTAATTGTGTCTCCCTGTTGTCTTGCTATAACACCAAACTGTTTAAGCATTTCCATTTCACCAGTTGTGGCGTTGAATGCTGCTTGTGCAAGTTGGGTAATACTTTTTCCCATACCTGCAGCAAAGTTACCAAAATCTTGTAATACCTCACTGGTGGGAACAATGCCTGCTTGTTTAAGTGTAATAAATGCTTGTGCAACTTCTTCTATTTGGAAAGTTGTTGTACTTGTGAATGCACGTATTAACTGAAATGATTTTTGTGCTGCAAGAGCAGAACCTGTTACTGCTCTCAACGTTGCTTCTAAATCTTCAAACGTTCTGTTGGTTTGTACTATCTGTTTAACTATTGCAGCACCACCAACAGCTGCTAATACAACCCTTAATTTTTTAAGTGCACCACTTGCTTTTTTGGATTTTTTTGATGTTTGATCAAGATTTTTTTTAACTTTATCAAGGCCTTTTTTAAGTTGTCTTGTATCTGCTTGTATCTGAATTACAAGTTTTTCAAGTGTTGTATCCATTAGTCTGGGTATAGCTCCATAAGTTCTTGCAATCTATTAGAATCCATAGATTCACTTGTTTGATTTCCACCATTGAACTCTACAAATCCATCTATAGTCATATAGACCTCAATTGGTGATAAAGTCCAAAATTCTTGGGGTGTGATTCCGACCATGCCCACACAGATAGAAAAAAATCTTCTAACAGGCAAGTGGTCATCTAACTTGCCTCTTCTAGCTTTCCCTCGTCTGTTTCTTCCTGTGAATCATCAGTTAGAGTTTGTGCTAGCAGATTAGCAACTGCTGTAGTTGATTTAACTATACCTGCTTGTTCTACTATTTTTATTACATCTTGTTTGTTGAGATCATTGCCACCACCACGTAATGCAGGTAACAATACCTCAATTATTTCAGTCATTCTTATATCTGCTTCACTCATTCTAGTTGCTAGTTTGAGTATTCCACAATTACATGCAGTTTCTATTTGCATGATTGCATTCATTGTTAATCTAGCTTTGTAATCTTTACCTGCTAAATTTAAAAGTATTTCACCCTTTAACTTGTTTGTTGTCATCTGACTTTTTCTCCTTTGGTTTACTTGCTTTTGCAAGATTTAGTGTTAAAAAATTATCTTGAACATTAAGAATAGAAGATAAAACCTTGTAAGTCTTTTTATTAACTTTAATTGTATCTCCAACTTCTATAATGTTTGCTACTTCAAGCTGTGTTTCATCTGTAGACAACATTGCATCTACAGATTCACCACCTAAATCTATTTGAACTCTATTCCAAGCCATTACGCGTCAAATGCTGTAATTAAGATTATACCGCTTGATTCAAAGGTCATTGAATATGAAGCTTCTCCATTGAATTCGCCTGCATACTCTAGTGATGAAATCATAAACTTCCCACGAAACTTAAAGAACTGTGGAATAAAAAACTCCAAGTTTCTAAAAGCAGGTGTTTGTGGTGATGAACCATCAACCTGAAGATTTTGTTGTGCTAAATACATATCTTTAACCAAACCCTCTGTAGCTGAATCAGTAAAAACACCACTTCCAGATATTGTGATTGAATTAACTCCACCACCTGCTAGAAGTTCTCTATAACCGTTTGAACTTTTATTGGTTACATCTACTGCTTCATCATTTAAAGTGATTGAGCTTGATCTAAGACCACCAACTGTTTGATAATTCCCAGAATTGTCAACCTTGATTAAGACATCTTTTCCTTTTTGTGCTGCCATTTCTTTCTCCTAAAAAATATATTAGCTTCCTAATATTATTGCTCGGAATCTCATGACTCCATGTCTAGTTACACCATCTGGGTCTCTAAGTATATCAGAAAATTCAAATCTGAGGTTAACCAGATTAAAACCACTGACGCTTAAACTACTATCATGCAATAAATCGTGTATTCTGTCCATAATTTCCTTTGTTTGCTTACTTCCTTTGTATTGCGACCAAACATGTATATTGATAGTGTATTCACCACCGTTTAGGTCTTTTGTACTGTAGTCAATTGCAGTTTCTTCACCAAGTGATACAAAGGGATAAGTTGCATTTTCTAATACCTCATCAAACACACCTGCACCAAGAGTATTTGTTAATGTATTATCACCACTCAATGTAGAATATATTGTTGTCTGTAGTGCAAATTGACCGATACTCATTTTATAAGACTTCTATCTCTAAATAATTTTTTTATTTTATGTCTATTCTTTTCTAAAGCAGGTTGCATGAATGGTCTTTCCGTCATTGTTGTAGTTCCAAACTCTAAAAATTTTGAATAGGGTGCTGCTGAAATTATTTTACCTATGACCATTCCATCTCTTGTGCTTTTTACTTCTGTTGATATATTGCTTACAAGAAAACCTGTATCACTTGCAGGTGGTTGATTTGGAGCAGATTGTGTGTGTATTCTTCTTGGTTTGTATTTTTGTACTGTTTCACCTGATCCACCTGCTTGAATACTAGACACTGCTGTATTTCTTACAAGCATTGTTGATCTTGAAACTAAAGGTTTTACTCTAACTCTAGGATTTTCCATAAGTCGCTTTTCCATTCTTTCTAAAAAACCTTTAAGATTTTTAATACTCACGTTGCAACACCTTCTTCACACATTAATTTTAAATATCTATCTCTTTCATCAATATTAATAATTGATCTTATGTTAAATAATTTATTGTTAAAACTTATTCTTGATGCATTTGTAATGTCGGTTCTATGTCGTATTGTGATCTCATGTGTTACGCTCCCTATTAACTTTCCTTGCTTATATACCTCTTTACCATTCTTAGGCACAACGTTAGCATATACTGAAGCTATAGTACTGAACCCAGAACTTATTCCACCACCTGTATCTCTTGATGTGCCTTGTCCTTGTAGAGTTATAAAGTGTCTAAACTTACCGATACTCATTATCCAATCTGTAAAAGTTTTGAACTTCCAAGACCAGAATATATGACATAAGGTTCTAAAAGTTTTTTTGCTGTATTTGGCAAAGCACTTTTACCTTCATACATATCACCTCTATGCTCATATAAGTAAGCAACTATCTGAAACAGTGCAAATTTTATTGGTTCAGGAACACTACTTGCATCTGCATAACCAGTTACATATTGAACCTCAATTGCATTTGCTACTCTTAAAGCAGTTGGAAAAGTTTCACCTGTTCGTAAAACAATTCTTGCAGGTTGTTTTGCATTGTCTAAGTAATATTTATTAGCTGCAAAAGTGGTTGCATTATCACTATCATCATAAGTTTTGATATGTGAAACACTAGTAACCGTTGGCATAGGTAAATCAATATAATTTTTATAATAGTTCAAATATGGACCTGTTCTCATACCTTCCCACAAAGGGTCTTCATAATCTTCTAACGTATCAATAAAAAGTTGCAAAGTCTGTGTAATGATTGCTCTTTGCATGTGTTCTTCTGCAAGTCTTCTTGCTGTTACAATTAAAGAAGTTATAAGGGTATCATCACCACTTGTATCAACCCTCAAATAAGATTTTGTTTCTGAAAGTGAAAGTGGTTCTGTTGCAGGTGCTGTGTGAACTACTAAACCTGCCATTGTATCTCCTAGTTTGCTTTTTTCTTATCTGCCTTTGTATCTACGTTTACACTATTATCAGATTGCATTTCATTTATCTGTAATGCTAATAATCTGATTTGATGTTGCAAATTAGCAATCTCTTGTTGTGCTTGTAAATATAAAGATTCAAAGTTTACTTGTGTGTTTTGTGTGTTGTCATCTGACATGTTTTTCTCCTGTTAATAAAAAAGTCTTTCAATAAATAAACCGATCATTGCGGTTACAATTAAACCATATTGACCGTAGATCAAGTATTCAAGTTTATCAAACCTTTTTGTGCCACTATCAAAACGTTTATCTATGTTTTCAAAACGTATGTGGCACTCCCTTTCAAATGCTTCAATTGTACTAATAGTATTTGGTTTTGCCATTAGCTACTTTTCTTTTTAGTAGTTTTTTTGGTTGTTGTTTTTTTCTTAGTTGTTTTCTTTGGAGCTTTGCCACCTTCCCATGCTTCATTGACATCAGGGGTACTAGGGTCATCTGCTTTCAATTGACCTTTTTTGTTTCTTGCTCTTTTTGGTTTTACTTCTTTAACATCTGCCTCAAGATCAACAGTTTCATCTACTGAATCTACTTTAACTTCCATTGCCCAACCATTCTCAATGAACTTTTCCATCACTTCATCTTGCCATTGTCCTTCTGATTCAACAATCTCATCTAATGTGTAAAGTTTTACTTCTGTTCCGTGTTCATTACTACTGCCTGGCTTTGGAACTACAATTTTAAATTTTCTTGCCATCTTTTATCCTCATAAAGGTGGGGTGTTGCCACCCCACATAATAAATACTTACGCTAAGTTGTAAGTTGATGCTCCACCTGCATGTCTTGCAGCACCTTTAAGTACATTGATAGAGATTGGTGTACCAGTTGAATGGTTACCAGTTCTAACAACGCTAACTCTAATGTATCTCTTACCACCTATGTAACCAATACCTGTAACCTGTGGGGTTTCAGCATTGTCATCAAGTGTTAAAAATATACCACTAGAAATAGCAACATCAGTAACGTCTTTTTGTTCTGCATCAGAATATGTTGCATCATCATCACTGTGTTGTAGTTTAAAGTCATACTTTAAGTTTGCAGCAAGTGTATCTCCTTCAACACCTGAAGCAACAGTAACAAAAGCACCTTCAAAACCTTGAAGATCAACTCCTGTACTGTTTGTAGTTGTAGCGTTTCCACTAGCAACAACAGGTGCAAGACTAACAACCGCGACTAAATTATTACCTAAATCTTTCATAATATATCCTCGCTTACGCTGTTATTTTAAGTTTATTTATGGCTTCAGGAAGAATCACTTGTCCACCAACTCTACGTCTTGCAATGTATCTAACATTACCTGTAGTAGCTTGTGTAAATGGGTCTCTTAAAACCGCTAATGCTACTCTATCAACAATCATATATGCTTTACTAAAATCACCAAAAGCGACTGGAAAAGCATTCTGAGCAACAGATGGCATGTCTGTAGCTTCCACGTATGGATGTCCTAGAATTGTGTTAACCATGTTACCACCTAACATCATACCTGTTTGGAAAACATACTGACCTGCTGTATCTTTTAATTTTCTGATAGCAGCTAATGTGCTTCTATTGAAAACAAAAGTACCATTACGTCCATAATCAGACTTAATGTTATGTACTAATGAAATCAAGCTATCAGCCAAGATTGCAGTGTTAGAACCTGAATCAACAGAACCAACATCACTGTTAGTCATAAATCCTTCAGGTTTGCCTACAGCATTACCACTGACAAATGCAGTTCCTTCAGCTTTTGCAAACTGTGTTGCAAATTCTGATTGCATTTCAGCTTCAAGATCAAATACTGAATCTTCTAAGTCTTGTTCAGAAATATCTACAAGTGCATAGTATTCATGCGCAGGGAGTTCTTCTAAACCTACTTGATAACCAGTAGTTTCACTTCTTGTACCACTTTCAGCAACCCACTGTGCAGCAAATGTTCCAGTTCTTTTTGGAATCTGAACACTTCTCTGACCAGTGCTTCTTACTCTAGCAATACTTCTAATAGGTGAGATTTCTGTAACATCTTTGATGAGTTCTCTCACATATTCTGGTGGTGCTAAATATCCACCTGTTGAGTCATTGCTGACCGTTAGAGCTTTTTTCTCCATTGCATCAAGTCCTTCAAGACCTTTTCTGCAATACTTATCAAAAGCTTCCATGTATTCATCAACTTGCTTACTTTCAAAACCAGAGTTTGGTCTTTTTACGACTGTTTCTAGTTTTTCTAGTTGGCTCTTGATGTTTTCAGCGTTAGCTTCAGCAGTTGTAAGTTTCTGATTGATGTCTTCATAAGAATCCATCTTGGCTTCCATTTTAGCCAATTTCTCGTCCACATATGCTGTACTTTCGCCTTTTTCTAACTGTTCAAGTCTTTCGTCATTGACCTTTTTAAATTCTTCAAAGGTTGAGCCCATTTCTTGAATAGCGTTCTTTACATCTTCCGACATAATAGTCTCCTACTAAGATTTTAAGGTTAAAGTTAATTGTTTTATGGCGTCTACCAATTCAGCACTGGTTCCAACCTCTCGTTGGTGAAATGCTTCAGTAACGGCTTTTGCCCCTACTTTTGCTTCAGAACGAGAAAGATTGAAAGCGTCTCGCAGTCCGTTCTCCCATTCTCTAATTGAAATATCCTCACCTTTTACTGAATGAATCGTAGCTTTTGGATTCATAGGAAAAGTAACAAGAGATACCTCCATTAATTCTGCTTCTTTAATAATTCTTTTGTTAGCACGTCTATCGTATTCAACTTCTTTTGGATTTACTCTAAACCCAATACTAAGACCATCTAATGCGCCCATTTTCATAAGTTCATATGCTTCTTTACCTGCCTGTGTTTGAAGGGCAAGTCTGCCTTTTACATAAAGACCTTTGCTATCCTCTCTTATCTCGTCAAATACCCCAATCGGCATATCTGTTTTGTGTTGATATAAAAGTTTTATTTGATGTGGTTTTTTTCTTTTTAAGGTTTGCATAAATGCACCTTCTTTAATTACGTCATTTCCTAAATCTTTGTTACCAAATACTGATCCATATCCTTCAAATGTCCCATAATCTTTGTCTTCCTCATCTTCATCCTCATAATATGCTTTAATATCTGATTGAACCTGTATAACCTGTTCAAGATTTTCTAATGCATCTTTCATATCTTTTGGTTTTTTCTTTTTTGGTTTTTTGCCATAACCAGAAACCTCCCTTCCAGTTAATTCTGTGTATTCAGCATGTGTTTTGCATGGCATGTATACTAAATTGCCATTTTCATCATGTGAATGTGTTCCACTACAACCAATCTCCTTTGCACGTTCTGATGCCTCTTCCTCAGTTGTAAAAACATCACGTCTTAGTTGTCTTTTGCCTTCTAAAGAATCTTCCTTATATGAATTATAACTACTGTTACAGACTGCTGATCTTTGTCCTGAATCTGAATATTCATCAACCATAGTCTTATCTCCCATACATCTATCTAAAAACTGTTGCCTAGATTCACTACTTTTTGGTTTAGGAATAGGCATAATTTTCTATATATAGTATATTAATCACTAGTCTAGCACAATATCTTGCTCATCTGCATAAATTATTACGCATCTACAATTAATAACATTTTTAGCACCACCTCTTGGATCACCTGCATAACCCATAGGTGCACCACCAACTTCAAAGTCTTCATCCATCAAAACTGTTTGTCCGTTTGCTTCTGCATGTGCTGTTCTTGTTCTTGCATCATTAGTTGCAGACCATCTTTTAACCATTGTTATACCTAAATCTTGTTGCAGTGTATTGTGGTAAGAATGATTTGCAAAGGATGCTGCATTGTGTGTTTCAGTTCTTGCAATAAGATTTGCTCTTGATATACCTATAGGCAAAAACTTTTCTGTAACTAGTTTTGCTATTTGTGGAAGTGTAAGGTTGTCTGCCCTTCCTTGTTCTATTGTTTTTGAAATCCTATCTGCTAAATGAAAACTAATACCAGTTAATATTAGTTGTCTTGTATTAAAATACTGTGCAACAAGATTTTCAATATCAACTGATCTATCAAAAACAAATGCTTCTTGTTTGTAATTGTTTTTATATTTATTTTCATTCATTTTGTAGATAGATTGAAATACTCTTTTGTATTGTGAAAGCATGAGTGGAAAAAAATCTTCATTAAGAGTTCTAACTGCATTTTCTCTTTCGTATATCCCATACTCACTAAATAAAAACATTTGCACACGCACAAATTTTCTAAACAGTGTATTTAATCTTTTGGAAAATCTTCTTTCAAGATTGTTACGGAGTGCAAGTTGTCTTCTTTGCTCTGATCTTACATTTACACGACCTTGTCTAAAATCACGTAGTCTTTTTTGTTGTTTTATCATTTACTAGATAATGGGTGTCCTTTAGGAAATAAATCTTGATCATGTTTACCACCTTGAAACCTTCCAGTTCTTAATGCAGCTAAAAATGAATTTACCCTCGCATATGCCCATTGATCAGGTCCAGAAACTCTTGGACGTACGCTTTGAGGATTGGTGTTAAATGCTCCTACACCACGTCTAAACACCGCTTCCAACATTCTTACTGTTGCCCTTTTCTTTGGGTTATCACCGTATTTCTCGTTGTGTTTATCAACCTTTTTCTTAAGAGCTTCTTTTACTTTTGCAGATACTTGCTTTGTATCTTCAACAACCGAAATGTGTGTATCATCTGTTTCTGGTTCAAAATCTTCTAATTGTTTTCTACCTTCTAACTTCTTAGTAAGTTCAAGTATTACATCTTTCATACCCTGTTTACCAAGTTTTGGATTTATAACACCCCATTTAATAAGTGCAACAACACCTGCAACATTTGACATGTTTGGTTCTTTATTACCACTTACAAACTGATTTCCGTCAACAACAGAATGTCTTGCAGCCCATGCTTCTCTTTCTTTTATCCATTTAAGAACTGCAGGTGATTCTGAACCTGCTCTGGCTCTCCCCCACAACATAAATGCTTCATTACCTCTTATATTGCCACCTGCTTTCCATATTTGTTTACCAACACCAACTTCTTTTAAGTTTTTTGCAAATGTGTAATCAAACTGTGGGTATGCACTATTTCTTAATGATATCTTTTTATTATCACCACGTTTTGGAAAGTTAGTAATTTCATCATTCTTTTCTTCTTCTAAAAAGAATTCTATTTCAGCATCAAGATCATTGTATGTATCTACGTCTTCTTCTTTCAGTGGGTTTTCAGGTTTTTCAACTTCATTATCTCCAATAGGAAATAGAGTTGCAGAAATGTAAAGATCATCTGCACCATCTACAGGTTGTAAACCAATGACTTGTCTTGCTTCATTCCTTGTCATAATTCCTTCTCTAACTGCACTGGTTACGTTCTCATAAATCTTTTTACGTCTTTCAGATAATGCAGGGATTGAATCTATATCAAATTCCAGTGTTAATCTTTCATCAAACATTGGTACTAACCATTCATTAAGATCACTAGCTATTTTTCTAAGGTGTGGGATTATTGTTTCTTCATACAGAGCAAGTCTTGCCTCTGCAACATTAGAGTAAGTTTGTGAATCAGGTACACCAACTAATTGATTTGGTACACCAAAACACATTGCAATATCTGTTGCACTCATGTGTTTAAGATTTAAAAAGTCCATATCTTTTGGTGAAAGACCCATTTCACGCCAATCAAAATCGCCTTCAAGAAGTAAAGGTCTTCCTGCATTTCCTGTTCCACTAAACCTGTTATTTAAATCTGTTAACAGTTGTTGTCTTTGTGATTCTGTAAGGTTTACATTAAAACCTGAATCATCTTGTGGTTTGAATATTACTGCACCACTTGGTCTAGCACCGTTCTGTAATAGATTTACATTGTGTTTACTTGACATGTTGAATTGATCTACTTCAACAGCTGCTGCACTCATCGGTGATAAACCATAATAATCATCTAATGGATTCCATAACTTAACGTGCTTTAATTCACTGAAACCATTATCTTGATCTACAGGATAAGTAGCTTGAACACGTCCATTGATCATATATTTATAGTTTTCTGGTATTGCATTACCATTCCCTTTTATTTCTATTCTATCTGGTCTTAATTGGTGCAATTCCTGTGGTGGGCCTGTTTCTGCACCAACTTTTAATATGTATGCATTACCACTTAACAAAAGATAACCATACAAACTGTTAAAGAATTCTGAATAACTTTGTAATGGGTTTGGTCTTTTCAGTAAAGAAATAAGTGGGTGATCTTCAATAATTTGATCTCCTGCTTTGATAATGAAAGGAACAGCACTTGCACCTTTTGATATTTCATTTACACATCTATAAACAATTGCATTTTTTAAATACCCTTCTTTTGCTAAGTCTTGATATTTATATTTTTTAGGTTCATCAGTTCCTACACCGAAATAACCCATCATGTTTGATTGTTTGACCTGACTTGGTTCTATGTTAAATAACCTTTGAAAAAATGTTTTCTCTGCCATTAGCTTATTCTCCAATTAGCTTTACCAGAAGATTTGCTTAGTTCTGTTAATCCCCAAACTAAAGCATCTAATCTATCTGGGCTCGGTTTCAGCTGACCTACATATGAACACATTTGTTGTTCTAATTCTCCAAACACACCCATATGATGAACTCGCCCCTGCTCGTAAAGTGCTGCTATCGGTTCTGCTCTAAGCATTTTACCTCTTGTAGCTCTTACTGATCTATAAGATGCATTAGGGTCTTTATCCCTAATAAGCTTCTCAACTAAATCTCCACCATTGTTAACTTCAGCTATTATTCTATCTGCTTCCCATTCATAGTAAGCATTAAGTACTATTCTACCCCAATTGTCGGCTGTATGTCTTCCTGAAATGTCTTCTAATACGTAGAAGTGATTATTATAATCTTTACCAACTACAACAATTCCTGTTTCATCTGAATGTGATCCACTTGTAACTGCAGGGTCAACTGCAACAATAATTGACTGTAAGTCTCTTTCAGTTTCTTTATTTAATCTTTGATCTTCTATCATGTTACTTGTCCACAATGCCCCTTCTACATCATCAACTATTTCTGCATACAATTCTTGTCTTCCTAAAGAAGTTCCCTCATATCTTTCCTTCATCATTTGTAAAGCACTTTCTGCCAAGTTATCTGCATTTTCAAATGTGTTACCACGTGTAACATGTACGTCTTCTCTATCTAATAAATCTTTAATTATCTTTATCGGTTTTGGTGTTGTAGTTATCAAGCACTGTGGATTGTCTCCAAGTCTTAGTCCAAACATAAGTTGATCAAATGCTTCTGGGTATTGCCATGATGCAAGTTCATCACACCATGCTCTATGGAACTGTGGTCCTCTTAGTCTTTCTGGTGATACTGCTGCAAAACCAACTATTTTAGAACCATTAGCTAACCTTATTTCCATGTTTGCACTTGCAAAACCATTCGTGCCAAAACTTGGGTCTGTGCATTCAGAAGGTATTATTGATAAAAGTCCTGATGGTCCACCGAAACAAACCCTTCGCAAATCACCAAAGGTGGGAGCAACAACAGCACTTATAGTATTTGGGTTTCTAAGGGCGTATAGAGCAATGTCTTGTGCCCCTGTTTTAGTTTTTCCCCAACCACGACCTGCAAGTATCAACCAAATAAAGTAATCTTCTTCTGGAGAGAGTTGCTTTGATCTAGCTGTTTTTAACCATTCAGTGTATAGCCGAATCGTCTGCTTTTCGTTTTGCTCTTGCAACCTCGTCAAGCAGTTCCATAGCTTCTCTGAAGGCATTGGTGTCTGTAACTTCTGCATTTAGTTTTATATTTTCCGTTGATTCCCCTGTTGCTATCTTTCCAAGTTTCTGTGCTTGTAAACTTGCATTACCTAGTTGATATATCATAACTGGTGTCATTGGTGTTAATCCCTGTTGTCGCTTTTGATTGTTTTCTTGTAACAGTAATCCTATTTCGTTCATAAGTATTTTTGATAGTTGTAATGCAGTATCATCTAATGATTTGGAATTTTTTACCATCTCCTTTTGTCTTTGTGCATCAATCTTCTGCATGAATTCTTCATTGAATCTTTCCTGTTGAGATTTCCAACCTTCTCTTTGTGCCCACTTATATAAAGTACTTTTAGCAACTTTGAATTTTACTGCAAGTGCTTCAATGGTTTGATATTTCTTTTCTGTAGTGCCTAGATCAATACCTTGAACGTATTCAATTCGTATCTTTTCTGCAATTTGCTTTGTTAGTTTTCTTGATTTAGCCACTTAAAAATTATCCAAAAATTCTCTCTTTTTCTCCGTAGTCTATCACAAAGTTTTAATAATATACAAAATGGGTTTGCATAATGTTATCTAATTGTTTATAATTATAAACATTGATTATTGAAAAGAGAGGTAATAAATGAATATATCAAAACAAGAATGTGAAATACTAAGTTCACTTACTTTATCTAGTATCAAGCATAACTATCCTGAATTCGTTCAAGAGTTTGGTTATGATGGTGCTAACAGGGGTATGGAAAAACTATTCGGAAACATATGGTTGAAATACAGGGAACTTGTATGGCAATGGTATGACGTTGAATACAACAATGTTCCATGTGGAACAAGGAGGATTGATGAAAGCTAATACATTTACACAAGCAGTTTATCACTGGGCATGTTTTTGTGAAGATCAAATTGGGAGTGGTCTTAATGAAGATTCTTACCCATGTGAAGAACTTTCACAGAAAATAGAAACACTTGGTGTTTGGGTTCTCAAAAATCACTATGGTGTTTTGTGTATGGTAAATATCAAAACAGGAAAGATCACATGAATAAATATGTAATTGAAAAATTGATACATGCAAAGAATCTTTTTGATGGTACAAAAAAAGGTTTCAATAAGTTTTCAGATAAGTTTAGTGCATTACCTCATTTAAATACTGGAATGCTTGACTATAAAGATGTTTACAAACCTGAAAAAGGTTTTGAATTAGTTCAACAAGAATATGCAGATATAAAATTATTTTGGGATATGGTAAGTGTTGGGATATCTACTGCTACTAAAATATTTATTCCTTTTGAAAAAGATGGTCTTACTAATGAGGAAAGATTGTCTGTTGCAGAAGAAGTAAAAATGATCATTCCATTTCCAAACACTTTTATTCAATGGGAAGTTGAACGTGATTTAAAAATGATGAGTACTAGAAATTCAGAACCAAAGTATTTTAAGAATAGAAGATTGATTCAAAACCTTTGGGTAATGGATAGTAATAAATTAACAGATGGTTCTTTGGATGGTATGGATGATGAAGGTAATCAAATTCTTACTTGTGTTTTATTTTCATATGATCAGGGTCAAGACGTTATACATCTTGATCATGCTTTTTATGATATGACGTGGGACGAAAAAGGTAATTATCACTTTTGGTTATCTCCTGATCAACCATTCTTTAATCGTATAGACACAAGTGGTGATGAAAATGGTGTTTACTCAAATGAAAGTCTTAAGAACACTGTACAGGTTTGTAATGATGTTTTGTTTGAATACAATATGCTTACACAGTTTCCAAACATAGCTACTGTTGAAAACGTCAAAGGTTTGCAACCAAGCAAACGTCCTTCAATAATTGAACCAAGAAAATACAAGAAAAGCACTCTTATGTTTAAACCAACTTGGGAACATAAGGTTTTGAAAGTTAATTTATATGATAATCAAACTAAGGGTGTATCCACTGGTCGTTCAGGTGGTACTAGATTTCATGGTGTCAGGAAACATCTTAGAAGATTGCCTACAGGTAAACATACTTTTGTAAAAGCACACTTTAGAGGACAAAAAGACATTGGTGTGATCAGCAAAGATTATCAAATAGGTAATGAAAGCTAATTGAATTAATTTATATCAAAGGGTTGTAATAATAACCCTAGTTGCTATAATAAACGTAATTGAATTTTGAAACGAGGTAAAAATGGAAAATCAAG